GTTCTAAAGATGATTATCGTTTAGGTAGAAAGGTTGAAGCTAAGATGAGAACATACGCTCCTGTTGTTGTTCGTGGTGAAGAATCACAAGGTGTTAAGTTTTGGGGATTTGGAAAGACTGTTTATCAAGAACTTCTTTCTATAATCGCAGATCCAGATTATGGTGATATTACAGACCAAGTTAGTGGTCGTGATGTTGCTGTAGAGTTCAAAACAGCTGAAGAAACTGGTGCTAGTTTCCCATCTACCTCGATAAGAGTAAAACCTAATCAAACGCCTATCACCGAAGATGCTTCAATGATGGAGACGTTAACTGAAAATCAAAAGAATATTACTGATATCTATCAAGAACTTTCTTATGATGAGTTGACTAATGCATTGAATGAATATCTAAATGGTGGTTCATCTGAAGAAGAAAAAGAAGAGGAGTCTACTCCAAAAGTAGAACCTGCTTCTTATAATTCTAAAGAAACATCAGATGCGTTTGATGATTTATTTAATAACTAAATAATCTATAATTGTGGGTGTTGAAGCCAACACTAATAAAACCGAGTGTGTGCGAAGGATTCTTCATAAAGCCGGACACACCCACTTTTAATTAGGAGAAACTTATGTCTACTAGAGACGAATTAGCTGGTGTCTTAGCTGACACAATTAATAAACAATTCAAGGATATGAAAGTTGCATACTTCTTGGATGGTTCAGACACAACACCCACAGATGTAAAAGATTTTATTTCTACAGGTTCTACAATGTTAGACTTGGCAATATCCAATCGACCAGATGGTGGTATTGCAGTTGGTAGAATTACAGAACTAAATGGTCTTGAGTCAAGTGGTAAATCTTTAATCGGTGCTCACATACTTGCTGAGACACAGAAAAAAGGTGGTGTTGCTGTTTACATAGATACAGAGACTGCTGTTAGTACAGAGTTCTTAGAAGCTATTGGTTTAGATGTTGAAAGTATGTTGTACTTACATCTAGAAACAGTAGAAGATATATTTGCTGCTATTGAAGAAATTGTTGCAAAGGTTCGTGAGTCAGACAAAGATAGATTAGTTACTATCTTGGTAGATTCACTAGCAGCTGCTACAACAAAGGTAGAGTTAGAAGCTGAGTTCGATAAAGATGGTTGGGCTACTTCTAAAGCTATTATCCTTTCAAAGGCAATGAGGAAGATTACTCAGATGATTGGAAGACAGAAGATAGCTCTCGTATTTACAAATCAACTTAGACAAAAACTTGGTGTAATGTTTGGAGATCCTTGGACAACGAGTGGTGGAAAGGCATTACCATTTCACGCATCAACTCGTATCAGATTAAAGAACGTTGGTCAAATCAAAGACAAGAAAAACAATACTATCGGAATGAAGATGAGAGCTCAAGTCATTAAGAACAGACTTGGCCCACCCATGAGACACGCCGATTTCGAACTTTATTTCGAGAGTGGTATTGATAACGAAGGTAGTTGGTTAAAGGTCATGAAAGAACATAAACTCGTTAAACAAGGTGGAGCATGGTATACCATGGATGACCACAATGGTAAGGAGATTAAGTTTCAATCTAAAGACTGGCCAGATTATCTTAAGGATGAAGACTTCAAGGCACATTGTTATCAGATGATTTGTGACAAAGTTGTTCTTAAGTATGAAAAGAACTTTGGAATTGACGATGTTGTAATCGAAGAGGAACCAAGTGAGTAATGCCGAATGACAAAGTACTTATTATAGATGGCCTAAACACGTTTATCCGAGTGTTTAGTGTTATACCAACTACCAATGAGGATGGTATTCACATTGGTGGAATAGTTGGTTTCTTGAGAAGTATTGGTTATGTAATAAATATGATTAGGCCCACTCGTGTCATCATTGCTTTTGATGGTAAGGGTGGTTCTAATCGCCGTCGCAAGATATATCCTGAGTATAAGCAAAACAGAAAAACAAAGTATCGTGTAAATCGTTCTAATAGTTTTGCATCACAAGATGATGAAAAGATGAATATGATTATGCAAATACAAAGAGTGGTTGAGTATTTAGATACATTACCAGTAACTGTATTATCTTATGATAACATCGAAGCTGACGACACAATTGGATATATCTGTAGACAAGTTCTTACTGATTCTCAAATTACCATTATGTCTACTGATAAAGACTTCTTACAATTGGCTAATGGTAGAATAAAAATTTGGAGTCCAACTAAAAAGAAAATGTATGATGAAGATAAAGTACTTGATGAGTATGGTATATCATCCCATAATTACATTTGGTATAGAGTTTTAGATGGTGACAAGTCAGATAATATTAGTGGTGTTCGTGGGTTTGGGTTAAAAACAATTCAGAAGAAGTTACCATTTCTAAGTGAAAATAGAATAGTAAAACTAGATGAAGTTTTAAATGAATTACCAGAACATAAAGATACTATAGAACTAAACTACAAGTTGATGCAATTATCTGATGTGGATATTTCAGGTTCTACAAAGACAAAAATAATCGATGCAGTAAACTCACCAATCAATAGATTGATAAAGTTTAAGTTTGAGAAGATGTTTTTAGAAGACAAGTTGTTCACAGCATTACCAAATGTAACAAGTTGGTTATTAAATAATTTTAATCAATTAAATAGTTACGCAGAGAAGACACATAATAAATGAATGTAGACTATAATATTTTAAATAAATATTTAGATGTTGACACTTTAGACCTTGAGTTTCACAGAGTTACAAATGACATCAGAAACGTAGACATAGATTATGGTGTTGATATAATATTCAAGTATTATAGAAAGTATGGATTTCCACATTATACTATTCGTGACGATGAAAAATACACCCATATGAAAAAGTTACAAAAGTTCGATGTTGACACGATATTAAATGGAGATAAGATAATTCAGACTATGCATTGTCTTAGGTTAGCGTGGACATATTTTCCACACTTTTGGGAAGTAAGATGTGGTGGTGCTAAAATGTCACCAATGGAAATTTTTGAACACGATGATAAATTCAAATCAACAATAAAAAAATGTTGGAATTGGAACATGAAACATTTTAAAGGTGAGGAAAATATGGAAAAAAATAAGTTTCATGAGAACAGATTAAGACAATCAATAAAAATATATACTGGTACACAATCTGTTAGTAACTTCAGACCAACAGCTGCAAAACTTATTTATCAAAAATATGGTGGTGAAGTAGTATGGGATATGAGTTGTGGTTGGGGTGGTAGATTATTGGGTTTCCTAACTGCGTCAAACACTAAACATTATATTGGTACAGAACCATCATCTAAGACCTATGCTGGATTACAAAAGATGGTGAAAGATTTTTCGTATTTTGGAAAACAAGTTGATATTTATAAACTCGGTAGTGAAGAGTACAAACCTAAAAAAGAGTCACTCGACTTATGTTTTACTTCACCACCATATTTTGACACAGAAAAGTATTCAGACGAAGACACACAAAGTTATAAAAAGTTTCCAACTAAAGATGGTTGGGTAAACGGGTTTTTAAGAAAGACAATTCAAAACTGTTATGATGGTTTAAAAGATAATAAGTATATGTTAATCAATATTGCTAACACACCTAAATATGATTTTATCGAAAAAGAAACAATTAGTATATCTAAAGAGTTGGGATTTGTTCAAGAAGATACATTACAATTAACTTTATCAAGTGTTATGGGAGCAGGTTATAAATATGAACCTGTTTTTGTTTTTAGGAAGGAGAGTAAATGAGTGAAACACTAACACAATTTGGTACATCATTTCAATCTAAAATTATTGCTTCACTAATGAGTGATGTAAAGTTCATCCAAACTATTAGTGATATATTAGAACCAGATATGTTTGATTCTGATTCTGATAAATGGTTGGTAAAAAATATTAGAAAGTATTTCTATGAGTATAAAAAACAACCAACTTTAGAAGTAATAAAATATAAAATAGATGAGATAGATAATGATGTATTAAAATCTGGTGTTGTAGAAAAATTACGAGATGTTTGGAAAAACATAGAAGCAACAGACTTAGAGTTTGTACAATCAGAAACTTTGGATTTCTGTAAGAATCAGACATTAAAGAATGCAATACTAGAATCAGTTGAATTATTAGAAAATAAAAATTATGATGGTATAAAGTCAATTATAGATGATGCAATGAAAGCAGGTACAACAAGAGATTTAGGTCATGACTATGTTCCATCTTTAGAAGCAAGGTTGGAGGAGTCAGCGAGAATAACTGTCAAAACTCCGTGGGATGTTATCAATGATATAACAGATGGTGGTTTAGGTCCTGGTGAACTTGGTGTTGTCGTTGCTCCTGCTGGTATTGGTAAGTCTTGGACATTACAAGCTTTAGGTTCTGAAGTAATAAAAAAAGGTAAAACTGTTGTACATTATTCTCTTGAGTTAAATGAAAATTATGTAGGACTTAGATATGATTCTATATTTAGTGGAGTTACAACTGCAAACATAAAATATCATAAAGAAGATGTACAGAAAAAAATATCAAAGTTACCTGGTAAATTACTTATTAAATATTTTCCAACTAAAGCAGCATCAGTTCAAACATTGGGTTCACATTTAAAACAGATAGAATTGAGTGGTATTGATGTAGATATGGTAATTGTAGACTATGCAGACATCTTAATGCCTACAGGTAATTTTAAAGAGAAACGACATGCAATAGGAAATATCTATGAAGATTTACGTGGACTAGCTGGTGAGTTAGAGATTCCAATATGGACAGCTTCACAGGCTAATCGTTCTGCTCTTGAAGAAGATGTAATCGGTGCTGATAAGGTAGCAGAAGATTATAGTAAGGTAATGACTGCTGACTTTGTTATGAGTATGAGTCGTAAGGTAGAGGACAAGATAGCAAACACAGGTAGGTTTCATGTGATAAAAAATAGGTTTGGTATTGATGGTGTTACTTATCCATCCACTATTAATACAAATATTGGTGTCGTAAAGATACACGAGGGTAGTAGTCAGTTTGGAAAAGAGACACAAGATAAGATGAATAATAGTCAAGAGTTTCTTAGAAAAGAATTAAAGAACAAATATAAAGATATGGAAAAAAAAGTTGAGGGATTTGAATAAAATAGTAATTTAGATTCAATATATATTATATTTATCTATGTTACTAGGAAAGAATAATTAAGGGTACAGAATGGAAAAATTTACGTTATCGGAAAAGTTTATAAATAAATACAAAAGAAAAAAGCCACCATTTGGTTTTAATGGTCTTGGTGAGTTAGTTTACATGAGAACATATTCAAGAGTAAAAGAAGATGGAAAAAATGAGAGATGGTGGGAAACCGTTCAACGAGTAGTTGAAGGTACTTACACCATGCAAAAGAATTGGATTGACTCACATCAATTAGGGTGGAATCCATGGCAAGCACAAAAGTCAGCTCAAGATATGTATGAGAGGATTTTCACGATGAAGTTTCTACCACCAGGTCGTGGTTTGTGGGCTATGGGAACACCAGTTACAGAAGAGAAAGGATTGTATGCGGCT